AACGTCGCCGTTGGCGTAACGCGCCACGCCGTTCGGAGCGACGAGGCCGATGTTGCCAAGAACCTGCTGGATCGTGTTCAGCGCCGGGTCCGGGTCCATCGCCCAAAGCTGGATCGAGGTCCGGCCAAACAGGGCGAGATAGGAATAATACTGTTCGATCCCCACCAAGTCCCCGAGACCTTGGTCTTCGGTCGTTACGTCGATGATGCCGTAGCCGGTGCCCCCGGTCCAATCGGTTGGGTCTTTGATGGCCGAGAACCGAAGGTTCTGCCCGTCAATGGAGTAGAGCTTGGACTTGTGCGCCCGGACGTTTGTTCCTTGGACTTCGCTGTCCGGGACAAGGGTTCCATCGTAGTAGTGCCGGTAACTGTCGTCGGTGAACAGGCAAACCGTGTAAAAGCCGGGGCCGAAGACTTGCACGTCAACGACGTGTTCGACTGTTTCGGCGTCCGTGACCGTGAGGGGGATGTAGTTGACGTAAGTCGGCAGCGTCGGCACACCGACGGCGGCTGTGTGCCCGAGGACTTGCAGTTGGCCTTGATTGAAGCCGAGGCCGTGGGTGTAACCGGCTGGCAGGGACGCAATCGGGGTCAGCATCTTGCGCTTCTCGATTTCGCCGCCGGGGTTGATAACCGCGTTGCGCAAGACCCGGAGCGTCCCCGGGCGGGAGGTCACGGAGGACTTGCGCAGGTCCAGCCCTGCCGAAAAATCTTCAATCAGAAAATAGGCCATGATTTAGTCCACATAATCTATGCCGTAGCGCAGGCGCGGCCCACGGCTCGGACGGGACATGTTGATGGGGCGGTTGTCCGGGGCGGTCTGCCGCTTTTTGAGCAGGTCCATCCGGGCTTGCGCCTTCTGTAGTTTGAGGGTGGCGTCTTCGGCCTTCTGCGCAGCAAGCAATTCGACCGCTGCGTGGAGGACAATCAGCGGGCCGTCCAACGTGGAACTGTGGCCGTCGGCGGTCAGGGGAAAGAGCGCGCGCTTGCCGACGAAGCGCAGGGTCGCAGTCTGGTCCGGGACCGGCCAGACCTCGAACATATTCTGGTGAACCAGTTCGGCGTCAGTCGAAAAGTAATTCTGCCAGCGCCGGACAGGAAAGTCCTGCTCGCCCGCCTCGCTGTCCGTGTCGTTGTATTCGGCAAAGCCGACGCCGTAGGCCAGCGGGGTCCAATCCCCGGTGGCGTCTTTGGCGTGGACACCTTCAACCCCGTCGAACGTGAACGCCGAGGGGTAGGTCGCGTACCGATCCGACGCAGCGAGCGTGGTGTCCTGCGTGGTTTTCAGGTGCGGCCAATCGTAAGCGTCGTAAAGTTCTTCTTGGACCCGGCGCAAGAGAGACCTGTGTCCGGGGGTCAGGTGGACCCCGTGCGCAGCGTTCGTGCTAAGACGTGCCTCGTAGCGAAGCATTTCCAGCATTTCCGACATAAGCATGATGCGCATGGGGTCTCACTCCGGGAGATTAGCCTTTCGGCAGGTTGTCCAGCGACGGCAGGTCCGTGCTAAGGGCTGGCTCTGGCTCGGGCTCGGGTTCTGGCTCGGGTTCGGGCTCAGGCTCGACTTTGGCCTTGGCCTTGGCCTTGGCCGCGCGTTTGGCACTGGTCCGGGACTTGGCCGAAGCCATCGCCACGCTGGCCGCTTCCGAGGCCGCGCTGATTTGGTCGGCAGTCGGGATCGTTTCGTCGCGGACCGGCAGGGACGAGATGGCGTCACCCCCGGCAAAGACCTGATCCACGACACGCCCATAGCGGTGGCGCAGACGATCCTTCTCGGTGGCGTGCGACCTGTCGTCGGTCTCGCCAATGTCCACGAGGCTCAAAACATTGTCGTCGCCGCCGTGGAGGGTGCGCAGAACGAAAAGCTCCGGGTAGGTGATGGGGTTGTCGGTGCCTCGGAAGGCGATGTTGTTCTTGTCACCTGCGAGCGAAACGAACGCGGTCAAGAGTTGGAATTTAGGCAAGGGGTTTGCTCCTGTAGTTGGGGTCGTGAAGAGAGCGGGGGCCGCCGAAGCGGCCCCAACCAGATCAGGCAATGTCGATTACGAGACCGCCATTTAGCTGCGTCCCGACAAGCTGCCCGGTGGACGTGATCGACCGATAAAGGACGAACTTGTCATGCGGACGGGCCGGGTTGTGGGTCTTGCGCCACTCGCCGGTCTGCTTCATCAGGAAGATGTGGCGTGGGTCGAAGATGTAGGCCCGTTTCGCCAGCGAGAGGTCGTCCAGCGTCGGGTCATACACAATGTCGATCCCGTCAAAGGACAGGCCGCCCATTGCGCCGTCCTGACGGCCACGGAAGCCGTTCTGGCTGTAGTAGCCGTTGGCCCGCATCTCGACTTCCATCGCACCGATGAAGTCCGAACCAGCGAGGAACTTCGTGGGCTTCGCGCCGTAGCGACGAAGCTGCCGGAACTCCTGCTGCAAGACCTGTATCAGTGCGCCGCCGTTGGCCGCTGCGGACGTTACTTCGTCCCCGCCGTGCCCAGCCAACGCAGGGGTGCCTGTGACGGCAGCCGCATAGGCTGCTGTGTAGGCGCGGTTGCGCAGGTAGGCATTGGCTGCGGTTGCACGGTCCTTGCCGCCCACGGTGCCAGCACCGGGGTTTGCGACGAGGAAGTGGCGCAGGCCGTGGATGGCCTTTGCGTCACTGGTGCCGTCGTCCCAAAGCAATTCGTTCAGAGAACGTGCGTAGCGTTCGCCGAAGTCAAACAGCTTGTTTTCCCACATATTGACCAAGACCGTCTGGTCTCGACCGGCGTGGTTGGACGTGCCGCCCATCTCGTTGACAACGGAAATGCCGTCGTGTTTCAACTCGGTGTGAGTGATGCTGATACCGATGTGCATCTCACGCCAGATGTACGAGAGGCGGGCGAGGTTGGTGGGGTTGAAGAACGCAACCGTGTCGTCCCCGGTGAAGCCCGTCAGGCTGTCGTTGGTGCCGCCAGCGCCGTAGGCTCCCTGTACTGCGACAGAGATTTCACCCTTGCCGCCGGGGAAGTTTTTGGCACCGCTCTCCATAGCTGCGACAAGGGGGCGATCCTGCAACTGCTGCTGGAAGGCTGTGCCCTTGTTCAGATAGAAATCGAGCGCCGCGTTGGCGATCATCGAAAGCTGGCCTGCTGTGAGGTCTGCCATGTCCGTAAGTCCTTACGATCAGGACCGGGAAGACGCCGCCATTGCCTGCGCGATCACTTGATCGAGCGAGGTTGCTTGGGGGTTCATTCCGGTCCGGTTCGCCGATGCGCCGGAAGCGGGGGTCGCAGTTGTGGGTTTGGACGCAGGGCGGGCGGACTTGAACCACTGGTTGACTTCTCGGTAGGCTTCTTGGGCCATCGAGAGGGCTTCCTGTGAAGTCCGGGGTAGTCCGCGTTCCGCGACCATTGCCTGCGCTGCGCGCTTCATGGCGTCGGCCTTAATGTCGAAGTCGGGGTCACGGGTTCGGGTGGACGATTGCCAAGTCTCTACGGCGCTCATGATTTCGGCCTGCTGGCCCTGCGTGACGCGGGTCGCGTTCGCTTCGTTTGCGCGGGTTGCCTGTTCTCGGGCAGTCTGCGCCTCGTAGCGATAGCGGGCCAACTCCTTGGCCGCGTCTTCGGTCATATCCCCAGCTTCGACCTTTGAGGCAAGGTCAGAGGGGACCGACTGGCCGACTGCTTCCATAACAGCCTGCAACGTCGGCATGACGCGCTGGACGAACTGTTGAAGGCGGGCGGGATCGCCCGATTTCAGGTCCGCGCCAAGCTGGAATAGTTCCGCGACTTCGCGGTCTTCCAGCCTGCTTTGCGTCATGAACTCCCGGACCTGCTGGTAGTTGCCAGCGTCGGTCCGCAGTGCTTCCGTTTCACGGCGTGCATCATTGCGTTGTGAGAGAAGTTGCTTGATCCGCTTCTGTGATCCCGAACTCATTTTGGCGAGTTCTTCGTCTGTCGGATCGTCGTCTTCCGTTTTTTCGTGGCCGTCTTCGACGGGTTCGCTGGGCTTTTCCGGATCGGTTCCGTCGGTGTTATCGCTGGGCTCGCCTGCATCTTCGGAAGGTTCGGGGTCGCCTTCGGGGGCGAGGTTGCCGTCTTCCTTTGGTGCCGCTTTCAGCGCCGCATCAATGGCGTCAGCCATCGACTTGGGGTCTTCACCTTTGGCCGGTGTGTCCGGTTGGTCCGTCCCGCTGGACGAGGGCGGGTCCGCCGGGGTGTCGGCGGGTTGGCTGTCCTTGACCGGATCTGGCGAGGTATCGGTCGGGTCTTTTACGCCTGCATCTAATTCAGGATTGTCCATCGTTGCTCCGTCGAGGGTGTGGCCTGTCGGGGGGACTTTGGTTTTGTCTGCCGGTGTCCGCAACCAAAAAATACGGTAAAAGGGTCAGAATGTGGGGCGCGCTGACAGCCCCGACAAATCCGGGACTGGCGCTTGTCTGGTTTGTTAAATCACGGAAGTGGCTGGACCCGGTGCCGGGGCAGCTTCCGGCGGACGGGGCGCGGTGTTCACCTGCGCCGGGTCCGTGGACGGCGCGTTGTTCTGCCCTTGGGGGCCCTGCGCGTTCGGATCGTCGCCCGGACCTGCGCCGGGAGCCATCTGCTTTGCGCTGTTCATCATCATGATGGAGGGCAGCCCTTCGGCGAAGGCGTCTTCAAGGTCCAATCGGTCGTCCATGCGGCGGAGGAGTTCTTTGGCGAGCCACTGCGGCTGGAGGCCGGGGATTTGCAGGAGAAGCGGGAAGACCTGCTGGGCGTTCTGGATTTCCTGCGCCTTGTTCGGGCGACCCGTGCTGGCTGCTTCGATCTCAAGGTAGATTTCCTTCGCGATCTGGTCCCGCGTCAGGTCCGGCCAGACCGCGCCGGGTCCGACGACTTCCCGGACCGTTTCGGGGCTGACTTCCTGCATGAGAACCTGTCCCGCCGAGCGGCACAGTTCAGTCAGAAATTCGTCCAAGTCGTCCACGTTGGACGAGACCGAGGTCATGCGAGAGCCTTCGGCAATGCTGGCTTCCGTCGCAGTTGCGCCGGACGTGCCACCGAGGTTGGCTTCCTGATTGCCGAGGACACGCAGATAGTCTTCAAAGACGGGGGTCGGATCGTACAGGCGCGGGTCGATCTGCGGACCGGAAAACGGCTGCAACACTTCGTCGATCTTCTCGCCCGGCTGGAGGCCGTTGAGTTCGATCACGTCGTTGGCTTGGCAGTCCACCAGCTTGTCTTTGTCCGATTGTTCGAGGACGCCACGCCGCACGAAGGTCTTCGGCCTGGACGCGCGTCGGTGTTCGCGGAGGCCCTGCCGGGAGCGGTTTAGCTCAAGCTGCATGTCCTTGATCAAGTCCACGTCCGAAGGGGGGAAGACGCACTGGTCGTCGTAGACTTCGTTGACCACGAACACGAACCAAGGGAAGAAGCGTTCCAGCCAAACGTCGGGCGCGGCGGGTTCGCGAAGGAAATCGCTGTACCCGTCGCAGATGACGTAGACCAGCCCGTCCTGCTTGTTGTACCGCTCCCACACGCAATAGAAGTCGGTCTGATTGTCTTTGTTGTCGGCGTGTCCTTCGCGGACCTTGTATTCGCCGGGGCGGCTTTCGAGATACGCCGTGCCGCCGGGGGCAATGTCCACGTTGTAGATTTCTTCGATCTGTTCGCGGGTCAGGAAATATTCTTCCGCGAGCCACTGCGCCCCCACCCAGCCGCGAAGCTGTTTGGTGTTGGGGTCCGGGACGATTGCGGTGCTGTCCGGGTAGGAAAACGTCAGACCTTCGCGGACGATTATGTCCACCTGCTTTTCGAGTTCCTGCATGGTCAGGCGAAGCTGTTCGGCCTCCTTGCCGTCGGGGAGGACTTCCCCTTCCGCTAGGTCCGCCGAGATACGTTCGATGGTCGCGAGTTGCTGGCTCATGTCGGACAGCTTGGCTTCAATGTCCGGGTTCTTCTGCATGACACGTTGGAACCCGAGCTTTGCGTAGGCGACGCCGGTCGTCATGGCCTTGCGGACCATTGACTTCATCTGGACCTTGAAGGGGACCGTCTGTTCTTCGATCTCATGTTCAAACAGGAGTTGCAGGGTCTCGCCGATCTTGTTCTGTTTCTGCTGCTCCTGCATGGTGGCGATGGCGTCGTTCAGGATTTCCATCGCCTGCATGTTCATGGGGTCAGCGGACACGGCCTGCATGGACATTTGGACGGACTGCATGGTCCCGTCCCACACGGTCGAGAGCATCCGCTTTTTGCGCCGGGACACGACCTTGGGGTTCTTGCCGTAGGTTGCCGCGACGCGCTGGTTGATGTGCCGGAGGGTGATGTTGGCGACGTAACGCTCATGGATGTTGTCCGCGAAAATGTCGCCCGATTTGGTCATGGGGTCGGCGGGCCACTGGCGACCGGCGGCGAACGCCATGCCTTGCCGCATCCGCTTGAACGCGCGTTCTTCCCAATAGGACCGGGCCGAGCGGGTTTCGTCCGCCATGTGTGTGAGAAGCGCCTTGCGCTGCGCCGATGGGTCCGGGTCTTCCCGTGTGATGCTGGTCCCGGTCTCCGGGTCCGGGTCCGGAGCCATACCCTGCTCCATGATTGCGTTGAGTTCATCTTCCATAGGGATCACCATTCACGCGCGACTTGCGCCCGCCTTTTCCGTTGATCGTCTTCCGCCGTCTGCTGAAACAAATGCCGGAACGTCCCGGATTTTGCTGTGTCTTTTTTGGAGGCCAACATCGACGGCGAAACCTGCTGCGCCAGACCTAACCCGATATAGGCCAGCGCGTCCACAAAATCGTCGTGCGCGGCGTTCGGGAACTTCAAGAGCTGGTCCTTGGCGTCCGGCCACCAGCGGGCATAGCTGGGGAAGAAAACCTTCCCCATCGCCGTGCGGGCTTGGATCGACTGCGCGCGCGACTGCTTGTCCATCGTGGGGGTCAATTCGATCAGGGCGCAGTAGATGCGTTCCTCCTGCATCCGCTTGCGCAGGAAAGGGCCGATGGCTTTGGAAATCTGCCCCCGTTCGGCCCACCAGAACAGCGGGCTATAGCGGTCCATGAGGGCCAGCATGGCGTCCACGGTCACGTCCGAGGCAGCGTGCTTCCAGAACACGTCCGGCAGGACGTAAATGTTGTCCTGTTCATCGACCCCCACGGGGACGAGCGCAGTCTTGTCCCGCTCCTGCTTGGTGGACACGGCATGGTCCGAGGCGATGTAGTAGCGCAGGTTCTTGGGGAGTTCGTCCTGCTTGTAGGTGAGCAGGTCTTCGGAACGAAAGAAATTGCCGCCTTCGCTGGAAGGGCGGCCTTGGTACAGGGCTTGGAAGCCGCGCGGGTCCAGCCGTTGCTGGGCCGAGAGGAACGGGACAGGGAACTTCTCCGGCCACAGGGCCTCGCCGGGCTTGCGCCCCAATATGTCGTTGTCCAGCGCCAGCGCAGGGAAGTCGATCACTCGCCACTGCGCGGCCTCCTCCGCGTCGTAGAAAGCGTTCATGGGGTCCGTGAGGCGTCCCACCAGATCGTCTTCGTGCCATCTGGTCTGGATCAGCATGATAAAGCTGTCCTGCGTCATGAGGCGGGTGCCGATAACCTGCGTGAACCACGTCCAGAGTTGGTCCCGGATCAGTTTGCTGTCCGCCTCCTGCCGGTCCTTGATCGGGTCGTCGATCACGATCCCGTGTCCGCCGCGCCCGGTGATCGAACCGCCGCGCCCAACAAACGCGAGCAGACCCCCGTCTTCGGTTTGGAGGCGCTGGCTGGCGGCGCTGCCGTCGCGCAGCGTGTGGTTCGGAAAGATGGTCCTGTGCTGCGGACTTTGGATAATGTCCCGGACCGCGCGGCCCACGTCCCCCGCGAAGGTGTCGTTGTAGGTGCCGAAGATGAGCGACATTTCGGGGTGCCGGGCACTGAACCACGCCAGAAAGCGTTTGGTCGCCAGCTCGGTTTTGCCGTGGCGCGGACCCATGTTGATGATCACCCGCTTCGAGACCCCGCTTTCGAGGTCATGCAGCGCGGACGCCATTGCCCGATGGTGCCGGGCTATCTCATACCGCGACCGGGGAACAGGGGATGGGTCCGAGTAGTCCGGCATGGTGAACTGAGTATATTTCAACAGATCGACTTCGGCCTCTTTGGCGGCCAGAAGACGTTGCAGGAGGGTTTTGCGGCGGTCGGTGTGGGCGCTCACTTAGGGGCCTGCAATCTGTCCACGGCGACTTTGAGGTAACGCATGTCCGCCTGCAATTCGCCGAGGGCTTGGGCCAGTTCCACGCGGTTCGTCGTCAAGGCGTCCAGCGTCGCGTCGGCTTTCGCTACCGTCGTCGCCAGCCGCTTTTCTAGGTCCACGATAGCCTGCTGGTTCTGTGTGATGGAGACCGTCATGGTCTGCCAGCCGATGAACAGCCCGAGGACCATAGTCGCCATTGTGAGCAGGTTTCCTATGGATATTTTCGGGTCTATTTTTGGGATGGGGGTGTCTTCGATCATTGGTCGGGCCTCCCGAATTTGGTCTGGATTTGGCCGTAGAGGTCCGCGCAGGTGGTGAGGGTCCGGTTGGCAACGTCGAGTTGCCCGCGTTCCCGTTTAAGGATCGAACGCAGTTCTGCGCCCGAAGGGAGGGGCGCGTGCGCGATGTGGGTTTGGCACTCGGGGGGCCAATCCGGCAGGGTCACGCCTGCTTGGTTTTTCCCGAGGGATTGCGCTGCGAGGGTGAGGCTTCCGTTACTGGCGCAGCCAGTTAACGTCAGCGCCGTCAAGCAGGCAAGAGCGACCAGCGGCGAGGAGGCGGTCTTCATTGGCCTGTATTTCCTGTTCGAGTTTTACGGAAATCTGGGTGTTTTCGGACTGCATTATCGCCAGTCGCAGGCGGTATTGTTCAAAGGCGGATTGCGCCGCGAGGCGTTGGCGGGTCTGTTCGGCCAGTTCGGCGAGGGCCGCGTCGTGTTCGACTTTGGCGACCATAGTGTCCCGGACTTCGGCCCGGACACGGGGGTCGTCGATCAGGTTGTCGTAGAGGGCCCAGACCGCGAAACACCCGGCGACGCCCATGACTGCGCCGATGGCGGCGGAGACCAGAAAGCCTGCGGTCGGGAAGAACGGAGGGAAGGGGA